AGTAGAGTTCCGGTTGCTACAGACACCACTTGTTTTTACGAAGTTTCTGTAGTAGCTAGAAGAACTGATGCCGTTGGAGAAAGTGGTGCTTGGCATTTAAAAGGATGTGCTGATAATTTTTCCGATACTGTATCTGACGTTGGTGACATGTATGAAATTGCCGTTGCTCAAGATAACTTAAATTGGCAGGTTGATGTTAGAGCCGATAACACAAATAATTCTATTGGAGTCTATGTCACAGGAGATTCTTCACAAACAATACGGTGGACTGCTATAGTTAAGACTATAGAGGTTGCACAGTAATGTCACGCCGTGTTAGGAGAATTCTCTTTGACAATGTTCGGGGAAAAATCCTGACGAACACCAATGCAAGAATTTCTGACACAGCAAATGATGGTATAGAAACAGAAGATTTCGCTGATGTAACTCTGCAGGTTAGCGGAGAAGCATTCAATTATACTGATGAAGCAATATTATCAGCTACTGCAATAGATAACAGAGTAAAATATCATACCGGATTATTTAATGACGCATCAACAGAACATGATGTGTTTACTGCCACTTCAAATCAAACTACCTTTTCTTCTAGGTACTCTGTCGGACATGTAGAAGTATATGTAAACGGCTTGAAAAAAGTACCTGCAGATTTTACTGCAACAGATGGAACAAGTGTTGTTTTAAACACTCCCGCTAGTGCTGGAGATGTTATAGATATAATTGGAACTACTATACTATTGTCGGCAGGATCAAGTGATTTTGACGGGGGGTCAGCTAATAGTGTTTACATAGCCACACAAAATGTAGATGCTGGGACTTCTAATAGTCAATACACTGAATCTGAACGAATTGATGGAGGAATTGCTTAATGTCTCGTATAATACAGCTAAGAAGAGATGCTTCTACTAGTTGGACTGCTGTAAACCCGACTCTAACACAAGGTGAGTTTGGATATGAAACTGATACCAATAAATTTAAAATAGGAAACGGTGTTGACGATTGGAACACATTGGGATATTTGTTTCAAGGCGAAGACGGCGGTACAGTAAGTTACGATGATTTGTCTGATCTACCCACACTTTTTGATGGGGCTTATAGTTCTTTAACTGGCACTCCTACATTAGCCACAGTTGCTACTAGTGGAGCTTATACAGACCTTAGTGGCACTCCTACATTAGCCACAGTTGCTACTAGTGGAGCTTATACAGACCTTAGTGGCACTCCTACATTAGCCACAGTTGCTACTAGTGGAGCATATGCTGATATAACTGGCACTCCATCAATTCCATCAATAATCGGAGGATCTTTTCAAGCAGTTGCTTCAGGCGCCCTTGCAAACGGTGATAAATTAGTTGTAAACAGCGATGATAGTGTTAGTTCTGTTAGTGAATCGTTATCTAATCCTATTAAATCTGCCTTTGAAAATAACTATGGCGATACGGATGCAACAGATAATCCAAACGCTGGTTTCATGGTGCTAGTTCCTAATACAACAAAAGCAATTCTTGGCGGCGCTGTTTTTATGACCGCAGCCAACGGCGGAAACGACAATATGTCCGTTGTGACTCACTTAGTTGATGTTGCGTCTAATGGTACTGTAACTAAAGTTTCTCCTGACTATATGGGGCATCTTCATGCTACCAATGATACTGATCAGTCAATTAACCTTTATCAATCCGGTCAAAGTGAGAAACCCTTTTTAGCATATTGGGATACTGCACAAAACTGCTTAGTTTTTGGTTACAGCAGACGAGGTGGTAATAATAATGACTTTTATTTCAATACAGCAACAGTAAGTGGCAACAATATTACTTGGGGAACTTCTCAAAAAGTAGCAGCTATCAACACTGCGTTGACAGTCAATAGATCCACTAGTTATTTTCAGATCGCAGCTACAGCATATAACAGCACAGATAACAATGCGGCCGTATTCTTTAAGTGCAATCCTACAGGCGGCGCACCATCTGGGGATATAGTGCCTTTTATCATGTCATATAATGGTACTACTCTCACCGCTACAGAAGCCCCTTCTAGCAAAATTTCTGATATATCCGGAGAAACTGGAGTTGATGCTATCTATAACTTAGTTTCTGTTTGGTGTTCTTGGGATAACAACTATTTGTTAAGTTGGAATACTGTGGCAAATTCAGGAGCCGGCTTGAAATCCCGCATCAAAGTAGCTTCTATGTCTTCTACTGGTACTATAAGCAATGTTCAATCGCACTATAATGATGCTGATTATAGCTATGCATTGCATAGAGAACTAATAGCTGATGACGTTGCTAACAGAGTTTTATATAGCTATGCAGTTGAGGAACAGCCAGGAGAAGTAGTTGATACAAGGCATTACAAGATGCTTACAATCTCTTCAGGCGTAGTTACTATACCAGCAACTTCATCTCATGAGGTTGCACAGTTTCAAAACGATGATAGAAACGAATATCGAACTTCAATGATATCTTCAGGTGTTTATGTTATAACAAAAATGACCGCAGATGAAGCAGGACCATACGACAGCTATGAAGGATATGTTACTTGGGAATCTTACGATTTGTTGTATGATGGATCTGCCTTCACCACAAGAACGCCAGCTAACGGATCAACTATGCATACAAAGTTTAACTTTGTAAATACCTGGGGTCAAGCACTGTATGCTCAAGCAGTTGTGAATGGTTCTGTAGTAACTGCTACGGGAACTTATGGTACTGGTCAATATAGTGGCGATACTCTCATACTGTCATATATACCTGGCGAAATTAGCAGTAACTTAACTTCTGAAAACTATGTTGGTATTTCTGACGCAGCATACGCTGATGGTGCTACTGCTACTATTCAATCAGCAGGAGCAGTAGATGATGCCCAATCAGGATTGACTCCTGGCCAGTCATACTTTGTGCAAGGAGACGGTACTCTTTCTACTACAGCAGACGATCCTAGCGTATTCGCAGGCGTTGCTTTAAGTTCCACTGAGATATTGATCGCAAAAAATGATTCTAGCGGAGGGGTATCAAACTATAATGATTTGACGAATCTCCCCACACTTTTTGACGGTGCATATAGTTCTCTGACCGGAGCGCCTACACTAGCAACTGTTGCTACTTCAGGGGCTTACACTGATCTTACTGGTACACCTACTATACCTTCAGCATTAACTGACATTGGTATCACAGACGGCACAGCCAATCAAGTACTCACCACTGACGGTTCTGGTAGCTTTACTTTTACTGACGCAGCCAGCTCATACGGAAATACTGAAGTTGACACTCACTTAAACACAGGCAGCGCATCAGCCAATCAGATATTAAGTTGGAATGGTAGTGATTATACCTGGGTTGAAGATCAAATTACTAGTGTGGGTACAAGTACAGTTATTGCACCATTTGCACTTGCGAATGTAGATGGTACTAGTGGTTCTGGCACCGGCATATCTTATGGCAGCTGGAATTCAGGCAGCGGAACTTTAACATTTACATTTAGCTCTGCTCAGTCAGATTCAAATTATATTGTCATGACTGATGGCGAATTTACAGATGATGGTAGATTAGCATCTGTAAGCAACAAATCAACAACAGGATTTCAAGTCAGTTTTTATGATAGCAACGGCAACACTGTCACACCTTCTTCTTTTAGCAGATTTGCTGTTGTAGTATACGGATCTACTCCTACTACAACAGTTATAGGAAGTGGTACATCTGATGTGGTTGATGATACTTCTCCGCAACTTGGAGGCAACTTAGATGTCAATGGAAATGATATCGTTTCGGCTGGTAACGGCGACATAGATTTTGATCCAGATGGTTCTGGAAATGTTATATTTAAAGGAAACAGTACTAGAGGATCGGGTGCCTTTAAACTTAATTGTGAAAATAACTCACATGGAATAACGATCAAGGGACCTCCCCATAGTGCTAATGCTGACTATACTTTAACTCTTCCGAATGATGACGGAAGTGCAAATCAAGTTTTGACTACTGATGGCAGCGGAAATTTAAGCTGGGCTAATAATAACAGTGCAGGCGGAGGCGCATGGGCTTTATTTAGTTCTACTACTATTACTTCAGCAGTTTCACAAATTGACATGGCTTTATCTTCTTCTTATAGCACTTATATGATAGTAGTTGACAATTTAGATCCTTGTGGTGCTTTGTATTTTAGATGGAAACGTGGAGGGGCGTGGATATGGTTCGACTACAATTACACAGAAACTGGAACTAGCATTATTCAAAGAACTAATCAGGCAAGATTTAAAATAGCAGGATTTGATGCTGATAATCATGCTAGTGCAATGATATTTTTAAATAACGTGAATGAAACTGGCGGTCAGAACCCTTCTCTGTTTTCTCAGGCAGTAGAAACAAATAAACAAATGACTATAGCTGGAAATAATAGTGATAGTATTTCTGGCGCAGTTACGGACATACGTTTATACTTTGACAGTAACCCAACTAGCGGATCTGTCTATATTTATAGGCTACAGACCTCATAGGAATTAATAATGGCTAGATATAAAGCGATAGAAAACGGTGTTGTGGTTGCTCTTACTCCAGAGGAAGAAGCTGAGTTAGACACAATAGAAGCAGAAGAAGCAGCGGGAGCTGACGATAGAGCCGCTGCTGAAGTAAGAGAAAAAAGAAATAAATTACTTGCTGAAAGTGATTGGGTGACTTTGAAAGCAATAGACAACAGCGGATTACTGACATCAAATCAAGCACCAGAAGAGTGGAGGCTTTATAGGCAGGCTCTTCGTGATTTGCCGACTCATGCAAACTTTCCGAATTTAGAAGAAAGTGATTGGCCGACTTCTCCCTAAGTCCTTTTATTATAAATAAAAATACGGGTAAATAAGGATAATTTAATGGCATTATCAACGAGACAAGAACTCATAGACTACTGTTTACGCAGGCTAGGGTTTCCTGTAATAGAAATCAATATTGATGAAGATCAGATCAATGACCGAATTGATGATGCTATACAACTGTGGCAAGAATATCACTTTGACGGCGTAGAACGCACATATGTTCAGCATCAAATTACTGGATCAACATTAAATCTAACTACTGCGGATGGTGCAACTTTTACCTCAACTGATACAGTCACTGGTGGTACATCAGGAGCAACTGCTAGGGTAAGTTCTGGAGATGGAACTACTATTACTATTGAGGATACGCAAGGAACTTTTGAAGCTGGAGAAACAATTACAGGATCAGATTCAGGATCAACTGCAATTTTAGATACTACTCCATATGTCGCAGGTGATATGGACAATAAATATATTCCAATCGGAAACGGTATCACAGGAATCATTAGATTATTTAATTTCGGTGGAGCGGCTACATCAAATACGAGAGATGGTAATTTGTTTGACTTGCAATATCAGTTCAGACAAAATGATCTATACAATTTGATGGGTGCTGATATGATTTATTACAGCATTGTACAGTCTCACTTGAGTACTCTAGATCAACTGCTTGTAAGCTCACGGCAAATTCGTTGGAATAGAAAAACAAACAGGCTTTACATAGATACTGATTGGGACAAGACATTTAATCCAGGAGACTATGTTGTAGCTGAGTCATATGCGATTCTAGATCCATCTGAATATTCTGAAGTATATGACGATATGTTTTTGAAGAAATACTCTACTGCTCTTATTAAAAGACAGTGGGGAGAAAATATGAAAAAATTCGGTGGTATTCAATTACCAGGTGGCGTAACTCTTAACGGTGATAAAATATTTGAAGAAGCAATTACTGAAATCAATTCAATAGAAGACGAAATGCAATCTCGTTACGAACTGCCTCCTTCGTTTTATGTAGGGTAATCTAGCCCATGCCAACTAATTTTTATTTTCAAAGCGGGCAAACTTCAGGCACTACTGCTGAACAAAGGCTGGTAGAAGACCTGACAATAGAAAGTTTGAAAATATATGGTCATGACATATATTATATCCCAAGAACTCAAATAGATGTAGACAGTATTTTTGACGAAGATACTCTTTCTCAATTTACGCAAGCCTACCCGCTAGAAATGTATTTAGAAAATGTAGAAGGATTTGACGGGCAAGGGGATTTGTTCAGTAAGTTTGGCATTGAAATTAGAGATCAAGCTACATTTGTTTTAGCGAAGAGAAGATGGGAAGATCTTACAGCAAACTCTGGAGGAGAATTTACTTTAATAGATCGCCCATCAGAAGGCGATTTATTATTCTTTCCATTAACTGGTTCGGTTTTTGAGATTAAACTGGTTGAGTTTCAAAATCCTTTTTATCAGTTAGGTAAGATTTTTGTGTTCAGAATGCAATGCGAGTTGTTTGAATACAGCTCTGAAGTCATTAATACTGGCGTTGATGTAATTGATAACATATACACGGAACAAAATATTGACATGTTCTTGTATCAATTTTTCTTAGAAAATGGAGATTTGTTTTTACAAGAAGACGGCACATCACTAATCTTAGAAGATTATGCACTGACTAAATCTAATGCAATTACTGATAATGATAATTTCATTGCCGAAAACGAAGAATATGACATTTTAGATTTCTCAGAAGTCAATCCGTTTGGTGAATTATAATGTTTAAAAATGTACAATTCTATCACGAGCATATTAGAAAAGCCATTGTAGCCTTTGGAATGGTTTTTAATAATATTCGTATAGCTAGAGATGATAAAGACGGAAATATATCTCAAGTCATGCGGGTTCCTTTGGCTTATTCAACTAAACAGAAATTCTTATCAAGAATCGCATTAATACCAGATGCAGAATCTCGAGGTGAAGTTGCTATAATTCTTCCTAGAATGGGATTTGAAATACAGCAACTTAATTATGATCCATCAAGAAAAGTTTCTCCGATACAAAGAAACAAGGCTGTTGGCACAGGTGACGATGTAAATACAGTAAGAACTTCATTCGTTTCTACTCCGTATAATATGTCAGTCTCTTTATACATATTTGCCAAGAATCAAGAAGATGGGTTACAAATAGTAGAACAAATTCTTCCGTTTTTTAATCCAGATTTTAATGTCACTGTGAATGAGATGCCTGCACTAGGCGTAAAGCGAGACATAAAGATAACTCTCGACGGAGTGGACTATGACGATAATTATGAGGGAGATTTTGCCGATAGACAAAGTATTATATGGACTTTGAATTTCACCATGCGCCTAAATTTTTACGGACTTGTTAGTAATCAGTCAGTTATCAAAGAAGCTATTGCTCAACTGTATGAGAATGATGGACTAGATCCATTAAGTGTCAAAGTAACAACTACGCCAGGAAAGAATGGAGTATCTGATACAACACTAACTCCTGAAGATGATTATGAATTTATAACTACGATACTGGAAAGTTTTAGTGGCAGTGGTGAGTAGTATGAAAAATCCTTTTGACAGCTTAGATGATGCTTTTGATACAAAAGATAAAACAAAAGCATTAGAAGCAAATCTCAAAGAAACCCGGCAAAAAAATAATCTGCCAATTCCTGCACCAGACGCAGAAAAAGACCTCGAAGATGATTTTCAAGAAGCTAGAGAAATATTAAGAAGAACTGCTGATTATAGCGATGAAGCTATTAGGGGCATAATGCATATTGCTAAAAATAGTGATCAGCCACGAGCATATGAAGTTGCTGGCCAGTTAATCAAAGGCCTTCAGGATAATGCTAATGCTATGCTTGAAATACAAGGCAAAGCAAAAAAAGTGAAAGGTGAAGAAGATAAGCCTAAAAAGGCTGTTACTAATAACAACTTATTTGTAGGCAGCACAAAGGACTTACTTAGAGCGTTGAAAGACGAACAAGTGATAGAGCATGAGTGAAGAAACATCTTATCATGGTAATCCCAATTTAAAATCTATTGGTTACAAGCACGAGTTTACTGAAGATCAGATCAAAGAGTATCTGAAGTGTCAGGATGATCCTATATATTTTATAGAGACATATTGCATGATTGTAACTCTTGATAGGGGATTGCAGCCTTTCATATTATATCCTTGTCAACGAGAAAAAGTAAAGTTCATCATGGGAGAAAGAAAAGCTCTATTGATGGAAGGAAGACAGCAAGGTAAAACTGTAACAGCAGCAGCTTGTATTCTTCATTATACTATATTCAATTCTGACAAAACTGTTGCGATAATGGCAAACAAAACTGCTTCTGCCAGAGAAGTTCTTTTGCGTTATCAAACAATGTACGAAAGCCTTCCTATTTGGATGCAACAGGGAGTAAAGACTTGGAACAAAGGAGATGTTGAATTAGAAAATAATTGTAGAGTATTTACAGCAGCCACAACCACTTCTGGTATTCGTGGCAAATCTGTAAACTGGCTATACATAGATGAGGCTGCAATCATCCCAAATAATGTAGCAGATGAATTTTTTGCATCAGTGTATCCTACAATTTCTGCCGGTGACACTACAAAAATTCTATTGACATCAACTCCATTAGGGTACAATCACTTTTGGAAGTTTTGGAATGAATCAGAAAAGGGAACAAACGGCTTCAAGAATATGTTTATTCCTTATACTGAAATACCAGGAAGAGATGAGAAGTGGGCAGAAGAACAGTTCAAACTTCTCGGAGAATTGAAATTCAATCAAGAGGTTTTATGCGAGTTCCTCGGTTCTAGTAATACTCTCATAAACGCCAGAACTATTGCGACACTGAGTTCTAAGGCACCCTTATATGAAAATGATGGAACGGGGGTTGATATTTATGAGATTCCGAAAGAAAATCATTTTTATTGTATCACAGTAGATACTGCTAGAGGAATCGGCGGAGATTATTCAGCATTTGTTGTTTTTGACATAACTGAAATGCCGTATAAAGTAGTAGCTAAGTACAGAAATAATAAAATAGCACCAATGTTGTATCCGAATGTTATATCAAAAGTAGGAGAAGATTATAACAAGGCGTTTGTACTTATAGAAAATAACGACATTGGCGGACAGGTGGTAGAAATACTTC